ATCTTAATCATATTGAACAGGCAGAAGAACAATTAGACCGAGTTCCATTTGAACTACCTAAACTTAAACTATCTAATGTGGATATACTTAATGGTGAGTTTAAAGCAGAATTGGTTGGTTACAAACACCATCCAAAAATTAAAGCATCTTTATCAAATTAAGACTTAACAATTTGTTAACATTGAAAGTTTGGTAATCCCAATCTTTTTTCGTACTTTAGTATTGTAATCATTAAGAGATATACAATATGAAAAATTATCAAGCAATTTTATTGGCAGCAGTAGGAATGGGAGTTGCACTCCTTACTATGAATGGAACAATTCAAAACCACATCCATTTTTCGGATGTTATTAACGAGGTGATATTTGCAATCATAGCGTTAATGAGTAGTTTGTGTGGGTTACTATCCATAGATTATAAGAAACTAGTCAAAGGCTTACTTTAGATTGTTAATAACTATGTTAATAACTTTAACATATTTTAACATTAAAGAGTTGGTTATTAACTATAAAATGCCTATCTTTATTATGTAATAAGAAAGGGAGATGATTGAAGCTAGTAGAAATTTAAAATTAAAAAGTATGAAAAAAGATACGCACCAACATTCTAATTATTGGATTGGAAATGATTTGTTTAAAGATGATGATTCTTCTTTAATAGATAAAGAAGATAAAAAATCCTCAAACCTAATGGCTCTTGCCTCTTATAAGAGAGCAATTGGTAACTTCGTTAACATTGTAACTAATGATAACATTAAGGTTAAATTTGATGAGCGTGGTGATTCTTATACTGATGGTAAAACAGTTACTATATCAGCTAAGATGGATGGTAAGGATTTTGATTCAACCGTTGGGTTGGCGTTGCATGAGGGTTCTCATATCAAACTAACCGACTTCACTACATTATCAGACCTAAGAGCTAACGATTATCCTAAACATATCACTTATGATTATTTGGAATCTTTAGAAGAAAAGCATGGAATGAGTTATACTCAGACACGTTCTTATGTTCAAGGTATTGTTAAAGATTTAATCAATATTATTGAAGATAGACGAATTGATTACTACATCTATTCTACCTCTCCTGGTTATAAAGGTTACTACCACGCAATGTATGATAAATACTTTAACGCTAAAATTATCGATAAGGGGTTAGCCTCTTCCGAATACCGAACTGATGATTGGGAATCTTATATGTTCCGTATCTGTAATTTCATTAATGAGAATCGTGATTTAGAGGCTCTACCAATGTTACAGAAAGTATGGGATATGATTGACCTTAAAAATATCAAAAGATTAGAAAACACTAAACAGGTAATGGAATTAGCTTGTGAGATTTTCACAATGGTTGAAGATACATTACCTAAAAAACCTCAACCAGAAAATGAGGATGGTGACGGTGAGAGTGGTTCTGATGAAAATGAAACCGGCGAAGACGGTGAAGGAAATGGTGGTGGTGGTGATTCATCAGAAGCTAATGGTACTGATAATACTGATGGTGAAGGTGGTGAATCTAAAGATGGCTCTAATGGTACTGATGATTCCAATGGCGATGCTGATGGTGATGAGGTTCAAAGTGGTTCTACTTCTTACAATCCAAATGGAGCAGGTGGAGCTGGTGGTAATAACACTATTGCTGAGCATGAATCTAAAGGTGGTGGTAATGGTAAGTTTACAGACCGTCAGAAGAAAATGTTAGAGAACGCTATTAAGAAACAAAAGGAATTTCAAAATGGTGATATAAAAAAGAAGAAAGTTTCCAAAACCGAACAACAAAAATTAGAAACATTATCTAAAGCAGGTATTGAAGAAAAAGTGGTTGGTAGTGATTATAATTCAGAATATTATTGGAGACAATCAAAGAAAACTGCAGTAGTTGTAGTTAGAAACTTTTCAAAAGCATTAGTTGAATCAGATACGATTGGTATGTTAAGTAGTTACTCTTGGGCATGTGAACGTAATCAGCCATCTATAACTAAAGGTATTCAGATTGGAACTATGTTGGGTCGTAAGTTGAAGCTTCGTTCTGAGGAACGTTCGTTAACTACACCCCGTATGAAGAATGGTAAAATATCAGGCAGATTACTACATGAGTTAGGTATGGGTAACACAAGCATATTTGACCAGATTCAAATTGATAAACATAGACCAGCGCTTGTTCATATATCGATTGATGCTAGTTCTTCAATGGGTGGTAGTAAATGGACTAGTTCACAAACTTCAGCAGTTGCAATCGCTAAGGCGGCTTCAATGACTCCCAATTTAGATGTAGTTATATCTTATAGAAGTATTCAAGGTAATTCTAATCAGTCAGTTCAACCACTTATGTTAATCGCTTATGATTCTCGAAAAGATAAGATTAATAAGATTCAACAATTATTTCAATATCTTAATCCATCGGGTACTACTCCTGAAGGTTTGTGTTTTGAGGCTATCTTAGATGATATCATTAAAACTTCTAATGGTATTGATTCATACTTCATTAACTTCTCTGATGGTTATCCAGGGTTTAGTAATAGTGATATTGAATATGGTGGTGATGGTGCGATAGTACATACAGCAAAGCAAGTTAAAAAAATGGAGTTGGCTGGAGTTAAGGTGTTATCTTACTTTATATCAGGTAATAATTATGATATATCTCATGGAATGGAAAGTTTCAAGCAGATGTATGGTAAATCATCTGAGGTTATCAATGTAACCAACTTAATACCATTAACTAAGACGTTAAACAAATTATTTCAGTAAATTGTTAATAACTTTTTAAAATAAGTGTTAAAACATTAGGTTATTAAGGATATTAATCGTATCTTTATTATGTAATAAAAAAGATGAGTTATATGAAAGGAAGAAAAACAATTGAAGTATCTACGATGGTAGAATGGGCCAATTTACAATTGGGTAGAACTGATGATTATGCTGATGTAGGATTTAAGAGTGGTATCTCTACTATGGTAGAAAGGGTGCTCTTTAACTCTAAGAACTACAATGGATTTCAGTTTATTAATAATGATGATTCAGAGGTAGGTACTGTTGGTTATTACTCTCGCTATTATACTCTACCAAAGACTTAACAATTTGTTAACATTGAAAGTTTGGTAAATCAAAATAATTGTCGTACATTAGTAAGGTAATAAGGGGTTAAGGTTTAACCCAATTAAAAATTAAAAAATAGTTATATATGAAAGCACAGAGATTTGTATTTTGTAAAGTTGTTCGAAATGAGAACAAAGAGTTAATATTGGTTGATTCCAATGGAGTTGAATTTTTAGTTCCTCAACTAAATGAGGGTGGTAGTTCTCTTTATAAGAGAGCAGTTGCAGCTGCTAACAACCCCACTAAGTACTGTTTTAAGGTACGTGTGAGTGGTAACCTTACAGAAGGTTCAATTGAGTTTGGGAGAGTGCCAGGTGAGAAGTTTAACGGCGCTGAGCCTGTTGGGAATTTCAACAAACCAAATGGTGGGTTGGAACAATACCAAATGAAATCAACACCAACACCAACATCAACAGAGGCTGTTGCCGCTCCATTAGAAGATGATTTTCTAAAGTTCATTCACAATGAAGCAAAGGATTTAAAACCACAGATGTTGTTTATGAACGAACTGAAGTGGAAATATCTTATCCGTAATATCATTAGAGGTAAGAACATTATGATGACCGGACCAGCTGGTTGTGGTAAAACTATGGCCGCTAAGGCAGCTGCTAATTCAATTGAAGGTTACACTATGGAAATATTCAACTTAGGTTCTACACAAGACCCTAGAGCTACGTTAATCGGTAATACTCAGTTCGATACTAAGAAAGGTACTGTGTTCTCTCCTTCACCATTTGTGAAAGCAATCCAAACTCCAAATACAGTTATTGTATTGGATGAGATTACGAGAGCACACCCTGAAGCTCACAACATTCTAATGAGTGTTTTGGATGCTGGGCAACGTTACTTACGTTTAGATGAGGCCTCTGATTCACCTGTTGTGAAAGTTGCTGAAGGTGTTTCCTTTATCGCTTCCGCTAACATTGGTAATGAATACACCGCCACTCGACAATTGGATAGAGCAATTGTTGATAGATTTCAAATTATTGAAATGGATACTTTAACTAAAGATGAGGAAACAAATCTACTTCAGATGATGTACCCATCTATTAATATAAGCAGTATTCAATCAGTTGCTGAAATCACTTCTATGACTCGTTCAGAAGTTAAGAAGGAAACACCACAACTTACTAACGCACTTTCGACTCGTACAGCAGTTGAGATTGGTTCACTACTTTATGATGGGTTTACTTTGGAAGATGCCGCTGAGATTACTATCTACCCATTATTTGATGATGCTGGTGGAGCTCAATCTGAGAGAACATACATACGACAGTTTGTTCAGAAGTTCGTTGGTTCTACCGAAAAAGAAGACCTTTTCAATGTAGAAGCCGATACATTAGATAACCCATTTTAATTTAATCTTTAACTACTGAGAGTAACCCTCAACTAAATGGGATGGGGGTTACTTTCTATTATAATAAAATTATGAGTAAACTAAATTTAAACCCAGCCGATACGTTACAAAACGCATTGCCAGAAACATATACTGAAAAAGAATTGTTAAATTGCTTGGAATTGATATGGAAAAATCGTATATTTGTGGAACAATCTGATATGATTGTCTTAACTAACATAGCTAAATCAGGAACCAATGGAATTTAATAATAAACACTTAGCAGATACTATCGTTAATCAGTTGACTGATGATAAGTTTTTTGAAAATGAGTTTATCGATAAGCATAAATTCAAAGTACGGTTTTATAAGATATTAGAAAAATCCGATTTTATATCGAAATCAACAAACGAAGAAGAATTACTTAATCTTATAATGGATGTGGTAATTAATCTTAGCCGAAACATAATTAAAGAGAATGTTGATAATACTCTTAACGAATTAACAAATAAGGGTATTGTAAAAGAAGTAATAACAAAAAGCGGTGAAGTTGGATATACAATGAACCAAATTAAATAAATAATATGAAGAAAGAAGAAAACATAATTCCAGATGAATACTGGAGTACGCTATCAGACTCTGAAAAAGAGGGTATGGCTAAGGCAATGGAAGAATCAGAAATGTTTCTTATGAATGAGCAAGAGTGGAAAGAATTAGATGAAGAATATTATTCACGTCTAAGAGAACGGTTTGGCAAAGGACCTGATGAAATCGGCCCACGTGAATTTAAATCGTTTAAATCGGTTAATTTACCATTGTGGATGTTGGTTATTCCATCTGGGAGACAGAAGGATGGTGATACCTATATTCAATACTTCCATACCATATGTGAAGACATGGAAGATACTAACTGTAATGGTTCGTATGAAATGGTTACAGAACAAGAATTAGAATCTAAATTTAACATTAAATATAACAATTAAAATCAAAACAATTATGAAGTATTATATCGCAAAAGTAAAAGTAGTAACTACCGATGATAAGGGTAGACAAAAGAAAATAGTAGAGCAGTACTGTGTTCACGCCGTATCCGTAACAGATGCAGAGGCAAAGGTACATGAAGAGTTTAAGAACGATGGGTTAGAGTTTGAAGTAACTCACGTTAATGAAACTAAAATTATTAAAGTTATATCATAATGGATTTAAATTACTCAGTAGGGAATACCGTAGTAGTTACCATCTTTAAAAAACATAAAGTGGGTAAGGTTGTAGAACGAGCAATTTCCTTAAATAACATCGTACACGCCGTAAAAATGGAAGATGGTAAATTATATGAAGGACTTTCTGTAATGGGTGATTCTGACATTTATATAAATTCAGCTTTAACTAAAGCATTTAATCACAAATAGAAAATGGCAATTGATATAGCAAAGTTTAAGCGATTAAAAAAGAAAATACTAAAGAAATTTCCTAATGCTTTAACAAAGAGGACTAGTGGTGGCTTATATTATGTATCAGATGGTGAGGGTAATTCCCTTACCTCTGAGTATATGATACCGGCTCAATCTACTGTGGCATTAGCATGGTATTGGTTAGGTGAAATAATTCGTATTGATAAAAATATTCAACGAACAAATCCTAACAGACTTAGTACGACTGATTTTGAAAAGAAATTTAATAGGATTTCTAAAAGAAATAAAAAGGTTAAATAGGTTTTATTAATAGTGTTTTCATATTTATAATAAATGTATAATTTAAATTAGTAGTTATGAAGCACGAAAGAAAATCCTATGTTAATCAAATAACACCACTTGATAATAAAACGCAAGAACGGTTTGATAAGTTGGGTAAGAATTACAGTTCAATTAATTTTGAAATGTCAAATTCAGTAACAGAAACAAATGTTAAAAATAGGTCAACAGTAATAGGTAGTTTAATTGTAGGTAAGCACCATGTAGAATTAACCTACTCAGAATGTAACAGAGTAATGGAAATGTTAGTAGATGCACAAACTACTATTAGACAAAAGCAGAAATTAGGTATGTTCTAATGAAATCCAATGACTTGTTTAATCAACTTGGAAATGGAGACCCGGAAATGAAGAACGCTCGGGACTGGGTTTCCTATAAAAAGTTTGAACAATCAGTTCCAACCATATTAACTTTAGAAGAGTTTGTAAATACTGTTTTAAAGAAGTCTATTATAACGGATGCTAAACCACAGTTGTGGTTCTCTACGAGATATATGGTGTCTAATTATTTAGAATCGGATACTGATATGAGTGATGAGTATGTAGATAAGATGCTTGATAGAATCAATATGTTACATAAAAGTATTCAGAGCTCTGATGAGTTTATCCACATACATCAATTTTTAAACGTATTGGTTGAGCACGTTTCTACCAAGCGAACTATTGTTCCAAAAGAGGTTTTGGAATATTTAAACAAATTATATAAAACAAAAGGAATAACCTAAGATACTTATATACATGAAAGTAATAGAACTAGTAACAGATGAACAACACAGAAATGTTTTATATGAAATCATAAGTAAGTACAAAGGAGATACCCGCCTTTTTGAATTAAAAATGTATATGTTGAAAAACGATTACTTTTTAAAATTCGGACATGAGCCCACACGGTTGGCGTATCAAATATATTTAGACTCTTTAAAATAAGGACTATTATGGATGATAATAATTATTGGGATGAAGTTGAATACAACTTCTTTAATACATTAGATGATGTTGATAAGTTAATGTATATGTACGATTTAATGTTAGGTGATTTTCAAAATGATTATTACGGTATCGATGATGATAGTGATTTTGAATTTGATGAGTTTGTTGATGATGATACACCTATTAGGCAAGAGGTAACTGCATTAATTGATAAATCAGGCTACCTTTCAATAACAGGCGCTTCGGTTGAACTTTTAAATAAGGTTGTAACTACTATGGTAATGGATGGTATGATTCTTTCAGATAAAAAACTAGCAATGTCCGATAATGGTGAGATTTCACTAAACTATAGAGTAATAGGTACGACAACCGCAATATCAGTTAACTGACAATTTGTCATAACCCATATGACAATATTTCCGATTTAACATTATGGTACATCATTTGAACATTACATACTATAAATTATTAAACTAAAATAAAGTTATTATGAATTACAATGCAAACACACTAATTGATAGGTTACTATATGCTAACAATATTAGCCAATCGCAAAAAAATACCATCAACTCAAGCCATATGAATATATCAGATGATGGGGTATTGAATATGGAATTCGATGTACCTGGTTTCTCCAAAAATACAATTACAATCAAATCCGTTGGAAACCGATTGTTTATTAATGGAGAAACTAGCGACCGAACACTTAACAAAGAGTATAAAATAGAACAGAAGTGGAATGCGGATGCCACGACTGCTAAAGTTTTGGATGGGGTACTTACTATCTCAATACCACCTTTAGAAGAATCTGATAAGAGGGTAAAAACAATATCAGTTAAATAATGTTATGTAAAGAAGTTATAAATATATCAGATACGTTGTACATTGTTCTAAGGAAAATCAGAATTTCAGATAGACCCATTGTAGATACGTGGCGTGAACATCTTAGAGCCGATAGGGTTTTTAAAAAAGAACCCTATTTCTATTTCTGTGAAGAAATTGTAGATGTTGAACCGATTGAAGAAGATAACATAGCAACTGATTAACTAAATGGGGGGAGTTTTTAATTAAGCTTCCCCTTTTTACGTCTTAAAGACTTAACAATTTGGTAACATTAAAATTTGGAAATATGGAATTAATTCCGTATCTTTATTATGTAATAAAAAGATTAAAGTTATGAGAGAATTAGATAATTGGTTTGGTGGAAATCCAATAGAACAGATAGATAAGATAATAAGTGAAATGTCCGCTCACGCAGAGAAAGCTGGTAAGGTTGTAGATTGTGGTGTTTGTAAGAATACCAAAATTCAAAATGGACATACGTGTAATGTATGTAAGTAATTAAGAATATTCTAATAGAACTTTTAACAATTGTTAACATTATAAGTTTGGTAATACCACATTTTAATCTTACATTTACAGAGTAATAAAAATTAATAGTTAAACATAAAAAATAAACAATATGCAGAATTTAGGATACGCTTGTATCAACGAAACATTGGGTTCTCAGAAGCCTAGAATTACTACCAATCGTAGTATGATTAAGAGAACGTTCAAAGAGCGTGGTGTAGAATACGCATCAGAGCTGAGTCTTCAGAATTGTAGAGATTTGATTGAAATTATCAAATGGAATCATCAGAACGGCATTAACTTCTTTAGAATTACTTCAGGTTTATTTCCGTGGTATTCTGAATATAAGTTATCAGATATGCCACATGCCAATCGTATCAAAACCCTATTAGAAGGTGCTGGTAATCTTGCTACTAAGTATGGTCAACGTATTACGACTCACCCTGGCCCATTCAACGTATTACCATCGCCAAATGATAGAGTAGTACAAAATACCATTGATGAACTAACAGACCATGCTGAAGTGTTCGACCTTATGGGATTATCACAAACTCCATACAATAAGATTAATATCCATTGTAATGGTGTTTACGGAGATAAGATTACTGCTATGGATAGATTCTGTAAGAACTTTGATAGACTCCCTCAGTCGGCACAAAACAGATTGACTGTAGAGAATGATGATAAGGCTAGTATGTATTCTGTAACAGATTTAATGTACATTCACGAACGTATCGGTATTCCAATTGTATTTGATTATCATCATCATAAGTTTTGTACAGGTGGGTTAACAGAAGAAGAAGCTCTTAAACTTGCAGTTAGTACTTGGGGTGATATTAAGCCTGTAGTTCATTATTCAGAATCTAAATCATTACACGAAGAGAATGATAAGATTAAACCACAAGCACATTCAGATTACATTTCAGAATATATAAATACTTATGGATTAGATGTAGATATTATGGTAGAAGCTAAGAAGAAAGAATTAACCCTAGCTCAGTACAAAAGCGTGCACGCATGAGGTGGGGTTTAGCTTGTTTGATTATTTAATTCTTTTTATTTTAATATTTATTATTATATTTGTTGTTTTAACAACACTGTCTTATTTTAAGATAATAGAGTTATATATAAGTACAAATCAGGAATTTAGTAAAACCAATAATATATAAAATAATATGAAAATTGTTAATAACTTTTTTACTAAGAGGGCTGGGTTTGGTGTTCTAATGGTAATTTCAACCATTTCGTTATCATTCTCAGCAGCATATTATTCTGTGTTTGGGTTAAGTTCCTTATTTGCTGGAGCAAAGACAGAAGTTATGATTATGGCAACATCACTTGAGTTCGCTAAATTAATAGTGGCATCATACCTACATAATAATTGGTCTAAGTTAGGTTGGTTATTTAAAAGTTACTTAACGACTGGTGTTATTGTTCTAATGATAATCACATCAGCAGGTATATATGGATTCTTAACATCAGCATATCAAATCACATCTGACCAATTAACTATTATCGATAAACAAACAGCAGTTGTTGAATTAAAGAAAGATAGGTTTACGGAATCTTTAGCTGATTATAAGTTAGAAAAGATTCAACTTAACGAATCAATATCAGAACTCTCTAAGGGGTTATCTAACAACACTATTCAGTATAAAGATAAAGAGACAGGTGAAATCATTACAACTACCTCATCATCAACAAGAAGAGTTCTACAAGCACAATTAAAAGAAACTAAGGAACAGAGATTTATTGTATCCACTAAAATGGAAGCTCTTACAGATTCAATTACTTCTTTAGATTTAAAAGTATTGGATATGGAATCTAATAACGAAGTTGCAGCTGAAGTAGGCCCATTAAGATATCTATCAAAGATTACTGGGAAGTCGATGGATATAATTGTGAATTGGTTTACGTTGTTAATCGTATTTGTGTTTGACCCATTAGCAGTAGCAATGGTAATTGCAATAAACAAATATATAGGTGGTAATACAAATGTAGTTGAACCAATTCGAAAAGAAGAAGAAGCGGTGGTGGTAGTTGCTGATACAACTCCAATTGTAGTTAAAGAACCAAAGAAAGTTAAGATAGAAAAATTACATGAAGTTGATAAAAAAACACTATATGGAGAAACTACCCCAAACCCAAATGGTAAAAACTATGGCGACTCAACAAAAAAGAATGAAGGTTTATAGAAATAAATTAGGTAATGTGAAATAAATTTTGTATATTTGTATTAACAAATTAAAAACATTATAGTATTATGAGTGATTTATACAACGATGGTAGAAGTACAACTACTGGTAATATAGATGCAAACTACGAAACCACAGGAAAAACAGAAAAGGAAAAGTGGTTTCAGGAGTTTAGAGAGTTTGATTATGGTATTGATATTAAAGATAATATTATATTAATCCAAGATGATATATCGGCTGGATTAACATTTGATATTATTTCAAAGGTTAGGTTACTAAAAAAGATTAACCCAGAACTAAAATCAATAACCGTACTATTAAATTCAGGTGGTGGGGATGTTGTAGAAACATTAGGATTAATAGATTATATCCGAAGCCTAAACCAAAGTGATGGAATTAAAACTAACATAGTTTGTAGAGGCATGGCAATGAGTGCAGCAGCACTACTATTAGCAGCAGGAACTGGTCTTAGAGCAGCATCCAAACATTCTAAGATAATGGTTCACCAATTATCATCTTACGCAGGGGGTAAGTTATCTGATTTAAAATCGAATGCTAAGTTTGCTGAATCATTAGAGAATGATTGTAATGAGATTATGGCTGAATGTACAAATAAAGATAAACAATGGTGGTCTGATAACCAACAAAACGATTACTTCCTAAACTCAGAGGAAGCATTAGAATTAGGAATAATAGATAAAATAATATAAGTTATGGAAACAAAATACAAACCTTTAGGGGACAGAGTAGTCATTGAGATTATTAAAAGAAACGATGATAAAACATCAGGTGGATTATACAAACCACAGGGAAACGATACAACTATGACAGGGACTGTTATAGCAGTGGGAAAGGGATTATATACACATACAGGTAAGATGATTCCAATGAGTGTAAAAGTGGGTGATACCGTATTATTAGATGGTACTGGATTCAAACATAAGAATGGTAAGAACACATACAACATATACAGAGAGAGTGAGTTACTATCAATATTAGATGAAATCATCTAACTTATTGATAATCAGTTAGTTACAATAAAAATTAAAAATTATGATACACATTTTAGACGAAGCAAAAATTACTGAGAACTACACAAAGTTCAGAAAGTTAATCAACCAAACATTCACAGGCGAAAGATTACAATCCCTTAACAAGATGTATGACCATCTTGAGGATAGGATAATATTAACACCAGCATCATCAACCGCCCATTTCCACAACGCATTTGCTGGTGGTTATATAGAGCATGTATTAAGAGTTACTCAAAACGCAGTTAAGGTTTTTGAGATGTACGAAGAAGTTGGAATTGGTATTGGTGATTATGATAGAGAAACTGTAATCTTTACAGCACTACACCATGACTTAGGTAAAGTTGGAAACGCTGATGAGAGTTGGTATATCCCAAACGATTCACAATGGCATATTGAGAACCAAGGTAAAGTATATAAAACAAATCCAACAATGCATTGGATGAATCTTAATGATAGAACGTTTTGGATGTTGAATCATTTCGGAATAACAATTTCAGAAGTAGAATACTTAGGTATCAAACTTACCGATGGGTTATACGATGATGGTAACAAACCTTACTTTATAGCATATGGTGCTGATAACGCATTGAAATCTTCATTGCCATTTGTAATGCACCAAGCTGATATTATGGCAGCTCGATTTGAAAATGAGAGATGGGTGAAATTAAAACAAGGAACTATCAGTACTAAGAACGTTGGTGGTAGACCCGCTAAAAAAACAAAGTTACAAAATATACAAATGCCCGCTAAAGTAGATTTTAAATCTATATTTGGGGATGTAGAAGAAGCTTAATATGGAATATATAATAATAACATTACTCGTCATAGTTACAGTATTAGGTTACGCTCTATGGAACTCATTACGGAAGTATGAAATATTAGAGCAAGAATTAGAATATACTGATAATATAATTGAGAAGGTATACACATCAATGCAGAAGGCTTTATTAAGAATGACATCCATTGATAGATTGGGTTCATTTCAAGCCGATGATGAAAGTGGGTATATCTTTGAGCAGATAAAAGAAGCAATAGAACAATTAAATAACGAATATAATTTAGATGGCGAAGCGGAGAAAGAAGAGAAGTAAGAGGTATTTCACACAGATAACTGAGATAGCTATCAATGCATATAATAATTGTGATGATGATAGACTTAAAAATAAAATATACAATAGGTTTATCCATTACCCATTTGATAAATTATCAGAGAATGTAATCCATACTTATAAGACTTACTATTTTCAAGAACCATATGAGGATATCAAAGCAAACGTTGTAGCATTCTTAAATGAAAAGATTGATAGGTTCAATGGTGATAATGGGAGAGCATTCTCTTACTTTACAGTTGTAGCTCGCAACTATTTATTCAATGAGAATAATGCTAACTATGCTAGAATGAAATCTAAAGCAGAAGTATCGGCAATAGATTTAAATAGAGATATTTCAAGTGAGTTAGCTTTAGATAATATTAGGGAATCCAAATCGGATTTTATGGACCAATATGTTAAGTATATTGATTTACATCTATACGATTTATTCTTAAAAGATAGAGATAGGTCAATAGCCGATAGCGTAAATGAATTATTTAGAACCCGTACTGATTTATATTCTTACAATAAGAAAGCACTTTACATACTTATTAGAGAAAGGACTGGGGTGGATACACAATATATTACAAAAGTAATAAATAAAATGAAACGTTTATATCTTGAATTGTATCGTGAATACAATATCACAGGATTCTTATCGATACACTACGAATTACAGGAGAACTATGGATAAAGATAGTGAATTATTTAAAGGTAAAACATTTGCAGATATAATGTCGGATGTTTATCATAATTCAAAAAAGAAGGATAAGCAGATTAAACTTCTTATCGCTCAATTAGAACCATTGGTTACTAATATAAATGATGCTACTGTTGTAGTTCCTTTAATTAAGGAATATATGGATGTATCAGTTAGAAATGATGACCAAATAGTAAAACTCGCAGCTATCGTTCAGCGAATGATGAAAGATGCAAACTCAGAAGATGGTGGTGGTTTAGGTTTGACTGAAGATGAGAAAAAACAATTAATGGCAAACGCAGAAGCAATAGATGCTAAAATTGATACGATGGTAGAAGAGGGGGATTTGTAATGGTACAATCTGGAGAAGTAATTGCTATTAATTTAACTGATGATGATTTTTCAACAACTTATGCTATAAAGGTAAGATTAACACCTAATAATCAAGTAGCTATAGCATATGCACTCAATACTAATATTAAAAGAGTACCATTAATCGGTGAATCCGTTATTATTGTACCAGCAACATTAGCAGAAGGGAATAGTACAAAAACGGTATCTAGATTATATTATATTGATGTAATATCAATTCAACAAAATATTCATCATAACGCATTACCAGCTGTGGCTGGAGCTCCCTTAACCCAAACAGTAGCTGATTACAGTTCAACATCAGCTGGGAATCCAAATTCAGAGGGTGGTGATTCTTCAGTAGATTTAGGTGATGGGTTTGTAGAACGAACTGATGTAGGTTCATTACAACCATTCTTAGGTGATTTACTTATAGAAGGTAGGTTTGGGCACTCTCTTAGATTTGGGTACTCTCCTGAAGGAGCTGATACAACAGAAGACCCATCTTGGAATTCATCAACACCCGAAGACCCAATAACGATATTATCAAATGGAAGAAAGTCAGCTGGTTCTTATAATAAATTTATTATAGAAAATGTGGATGAAGATTTATCATCTATATGGTTAACCTCATCTCAAAAAGTTAAACTCAAAACATCTCAAAAAAATATAGGAACTGGGTTAACTCCACAATCTGATTTTGATAAACCATCTACCATAGTTAATTCAGATAGAATTATTCTTAATTCAAAATCTGATTACATTATACTTAGTGGAGCTAAATCCGTAAATATAGCAACACCCGCATGGGCAATGGATATGGATAAGATGTTTACACTATTAGAATCATTAGTTCAACAGGTAGCAGATTTAACCGCTGGGACTGCAACATTTGCAACTGGAGTCGGACCTACTGGCCCTGCAACAAACGTAGCAGATGTTCAAAAATTATTAACCGATTTAAAATTAATGGCTCAATAAATGCCTGTATTATTCCCATCATTTCAATCAACGGTTGCACCTTACTTAGATGCTCCTATAGAAAAAACAGAAGCAGATACTGCTAAAGTTATTGCAGATGCATATGGGGTATCGGTTGCTAGTGGAATGATTACATTAATACCAGGTTCAGCAATCATATCAGCACCTCCGACTAAACCAATTGAAGATGCAATATTGGATACCTTCAATCAGATAAAAGATTCCGAAGGCCCACCAACCCCACCTATGTTTTTAAAATGGGCTACTGAGACTGTAAAGTATTGGGCTGCAGTTACATGGACACCCTTACCACCACCACCAGGATATGTATCACCAACCTCTGGCGTTACGGTTCTAACAGGTGGAACTCCATCTCCATTAGATGTGGGGTTATGGGCAGCATTTAACAACCCACCAGCACCAACCCCAATGGGTAGTATTATATGTGGTAAGTTAATATCAGCATTCACAACACATCTACTAACTGTAAACGGATTATATAATGGATTAATCCCAGCACCACCAGCACCACCAATACCAGGCCCACCTTTTCCTTGGATGGGTGTGTCATAAAACAAAAGACTTTAATATTTATATACAAACAGAAACACAATGAAAGCAAAAGACTTAGCAACACTATTAGAATTGATTGTACGAAAGGTAGTTAAAGAGGAACTTAAACCAATTTTAAAAGAGGTTAGAAATAGTTCTAAACCAATTATCAAAGAAGTACGCAAAACTAAACAGAGAGACCCGCTGGACATTTCTCATGTATTGGAAGAATCTAGGGCAAATACCCCAAAAGCTAAACCAATCCAAGAGTTTACAAAAAACCCAACTTTAAATTCTATATTAAATGAAACCGCCAATGATGGTGAGTGGAGAAATATGGATGGTCAATTCGGAGCAAACCAAGCACAAGGATTTAACAGAGCCGGAATGGCAGATGCACTTGGGTATGGAAATGGCCAATCGAATATGATACCAACTACTGATATAGATGGAAAGCCGGTTGATACTAACAATGAGCAAGTAGCAGCAGTAGGAGCAGCATTAACTAAAGATTATTCAGCATTAATGAAAACCATTAACGCTAAAAAAGGAAAGTAATAAATGGCTCAAAGAAAAGAAAACTTTTACAACCCACTAGATTTTGAAAAAGATGTAGCAATTGGTATAACATTACCATTCGGTAAGAACAATGGATTATTTTCTTTAAGTTATACAACTGAAGAGCAGGCGATATCTAATTTAAAGAATTTATTATTAACCAGAAAGGGTGAACGATTATTTCAACCTGAGTTTGGTTCAGATGTATATTCTCTTATGTTTGAACAGATGGATGGGGATTTAAGTACTGCCTTAGATGAACAAATACGTGAAGATATTGGGTTTTGGTTACCATATATAGTAATTGATAAACTTACAGTAACCCCTGATTTTGATAGAAATTATGTAAACATATCATTAGATTTCAAAGTTACAGAACAAGGGGCTAATCAACAGATAACGATATTTGTAGATTCGGCTGGAACAACTACAATAGAATAAGGGTTATAGATGGCAAAGACAAATAAAACAGATTTAGTAAGAAAAGATGTTTCCTTAGTTGGAAAGGATTTTGGTCAATTACGAAAAAACTTAATTGAGTTTTCTAAAAACTATTTCCCAAATACATTTAATGATTTTAACGAATCATCTCCTGGTATGATGTTCATTGAGATGGCATCGTATGTTGGTGATGTTCTATCATTTTATACAGACACTCAACTAAGAGAATCGTTACTTATAAATGCAGAAGAGAAAGCAAACCTATTTAATCTAGCCGCAACTTATGGATATAAGCCTAAAAATATAGTACCATCAGCAGTAACATTAGATGTGTTTCAATTAGTACCATCTAAAGGTTCAGCTGATACTGTAAGACCGGATTTCGATTATGGGTTAAAGGTTGCTAGAAATATGAGTGTTGGTTCTGATGAATTTCAAGATGTTGAATTTAGAACAACAACTGATATTGACTTTCAATTTTCATCATCGTTTAATCCAACAGAAGTTTCGGTATATAGTATTAATGAAAGTACAAACGAACCAATATACTATTTACTTAAAAAACAAGTAAAGGCTACAAGTGGTACTGTAAAGACACAAACATTTACATTCGGTTCAGCTAAGATTTATGATAAGATACGGATAACCGATTCAAACATAATTAAAATAAAATCTATAACAGATGAAGATGGTGATATATGGACTGAAGTTCCATTCTTAGCACAAGATACTGTATTTGAACAAATTGAAAATAATCAAGACAATACATTAGATTTCTCACAGCATGCAGGTGAGACTCCATATTTGTTACAACTGAATAGAGTTCCTAAAAGATTCATTACTAAATTTGAAGATGAAAGTAATTTAACAATTCAGTTTGGAGCAGGTATATCATCAAACGCTGATGAAGAAATAATCCCTAATCCAGATAATGTTGGTGCAGCGCTATACACCGCTAACGCATCATTAGACCAAGGTATCGACCCATCAAACTTCTTATATACAAAAACATACGGAGTAGCACCATCCAATACAACCCTTACAGTTGAATATTTTGTTGGTAACGGAATTAAAGATAATGTACCTGCTAAAGATTTGATTAACATAACTGGTAGAGTATTTGAAAATGATAATACATTAAATTTAAATCAAGACACCTTACGATTCTCAGAAAATTCATTAGCAGTTACAAATCCAACTCCTGCAGTTGGTGGTAGGAGTAAAGAAACTGATGATGAGATTCGTAACAATGCAATGGCATACTTTGCAGCTCAAAATAGAACTGTAAGTAGAGAAGATTACATTATGAGATGTTACGCATTACCACCACAATTTGGTTCGGTAGCAAAAGCATACATACTACAAGATTATCAAATAGAAAACAAAAAGGTAGATGGTAGTGTAGTATCAACGGAGATTCCAAACCCATTAGCATTAAATTTATATACATTGGGTTATGATAATAAGAAAAAGTTAACTCAATTAAACAACGCAACTAAAACTAATCTTAAAACATATATTTCATATTATAGAATGTTAACTGATGCAGTTAATATCAAAGATGCATTTATTGTTAACATAGCAATTCAATTTGATATTATAGTTTTACCAGATGCTAATTCAAATGAAACGTTATTAAGATGTATAGCAGCATTAAAAGATTATTTTAATATTGATAATTGGAGTATAAACCAACCTATAACATTATCTCAAATATATGTATTGTTAGATGGTATTCAAGGAGTCCAATCAGTACCTCGACCAGATGCACAAGGAGTTGGTGGGTTACAGATAACTAATAAATATAATGGTAATTATTCACCTAACAAATATAGCATTAACACTGCTACCAAAATGGGTGTAATTTATCCACCTAAAGATTCATCAATATTTGAAGTTAAATTTCCTAATTTGGATATAAAAGGTAAAGTGATAACTCAATCATTCTAAGGAGATAAACAATGATATATAGAATATACGGACAAAAGGATTCTACGATATACGAACAGGATGCATTAAGAGCACAGAATGCTGGTGGTGATGAAATATTAGAAGTAACTAAATTTTATGATACTCTTACTGATAGTATTCTAATAGGTAACAGTAGAATATTAACACAATTTGATATCTCAACAATATCAGCATCAATATCAGCAGGAACGATATCATCTAATTGTAAATTTTATTTAAACCTCACATCAACTGAACAAGTTGGAGTACAGTCTGAATATCAGTTAGATATATATCCTGTTTCACAAAGTTGGACAGAAGGTAAAGGTCAATTTTATGATTCACCAATTCAAACGGATGGTGTAAGCTGGCAATATAGAAATAGTTCACTATGGTCGACGGGTTCATTTGCAAGTGGAACGACTGGTTCATACATACATAATGATGGTGGTGGTACTTGGTATACCGCATCAGCAAATAACACAGCATACTCACAAACCTTTAACAAATATACTAATGACTTAAAAGTAGAAGTTTCTGAGTATGTTAAAGATTGGATGAGTGGTTCAAGAGATAACAATGGATTTATTGTAAAACGACCATTATTAGAAGAGAGTGGTTCTACCAGATATGGTTCATCTAAATTCTTCTCAAACGAAACACATACTATATATGTACCAACATTAGAAGTTAGATGGGATGATTCAGCATATACTACTGGGTCACTATCATCATTAACAGGCGATGATATTCTGATATACCCAAAGAATTTAATGGCAGAATATAAGGAAAATTCGAAGTCAAGAATAAGAGTAGTGGGTAGGCAGCGATTCCCACAAAGAACTTTCTCAACTTCTTCTCTATATAATGATGTTAAATCTCTTCCTCAAAATACTTATTACCAGGTTAGAGATGTTGAAACCAATTTAGTGTTAGCACCATTCGATACAACTTATACTAAAATTAGTTGTGATTCGACTGGTAACTATTTTGATTTTTGGTTTAATACACTTCAACCTGAACGATTCTATCAGTTTGAATTTAGAGTTGATAGAGATAGTAGACAAGAGTATTTTGATGGTTATGTATTTAAAGTGGTTAGGTAATGGCGAATAGAAAAGTAAAAAGAAATACATCTAAACAAATAATATCATATACGTTAGACCCAGAGGGAACGGATTCGTATGGTACTGTTAAACTTGCAGCATCTAAAACTGTTTATGGTAAAGATGCGTTTAACAAAGTATTATATAGACAACCAACTGAATTAGTAAACGTAGGCCCATCACTTGAACTTACAATTATTAATGAAGAGAAATTGGATTTAAGAAACTTCACAGGATTCAGAGATGAATTCAGCGCTAGATATGAGTTACCTCCAAATGATAAAAAGTATTATTCATATAACCAAAGTTTTGAATCAACCAATGGTGAAAAGCCATATGGTAGTGGTAATTTAGGGTTCAGTAAAGTTGTATTCGGGCCACCACAAGCAACACCAGGTAGATATACTATTACAAAAGAGTTGATAGATAGTGGTAACGATTTAAAGCTAACATACCAAATTCGCTCATTCGATAGAAGAGAACCCACATATCCAAAAATTACTAAGAATGATGTTGCCATAAGGACTCTAGCAATTAGCGAAGGAAAATACAGCATGCAGGACGGTATCAACTTACCTGGCGCTGAAGGCGAGTTTTACTCTGGTATGACTGATGCACAGGCTACCGCCTACTTAGACCGATATGTAGATTTAAGACGAGCTTTTGTAGGTCGCGATAGTAGTATTAAAGGTAATTACACTAATTTACAGATTCAACGGGCAATGAGGCATTTCTATGGATATGGTTCACCACAAAGAGCCTACAACCTATCAACCCCTCTTGAAAATCGGTATATATTGTTGCCTGTTGCTATAGATACTCGATTCCAACGAATCAGAAAATCATCTGCAGAAACTTCGATTAATTCATTTGGGATACGAAACACCGTAACTAATTTTGATGCAGTTGCTGGAAATGATAAACGGCCTCCAAAAAGTAATGGGTTCAATCACGTAAATGGAATCACAATCCTAAACGAAGATATGAAAGAGTTTGATGAGTGGCAGATAGCCGGTGCTTGTGGTACTGGTAACAACGCTGAGGTTGGGTATTATGTAGATAGTAGTTTTTGGGATATTCAATTAATATCTAATTGATATAATAGAAGATAATATGGCAATAGACAGATTTCAAAATAAAGATATATTAACAACCTCAAAGGAGCCTGTAGAAAATACTGCAATATATTCTGCTGCTGATATTGTAAAAATACCTACTTTTACCGAACCTATCTCAGAAGATTTACTAAATAATTCAAAAGTTGAATCACATTTATATTCAGCTGATTCATTAATACAATCTCAACAAACTGATATTGAATACGAACTATCTGAAAAAACAACACCATATAATATATTAATAAAGCCTGAATTAGATGTAAGACTATCAGGGGTAAAAAGTGGTTATTATAGTGTTCTATATAACTTTGTTAACACTTTAACTGGTGAATTAGATATTAATAGGATATCATCCGATTCAACTGAATTAGAATTAACAATTTCTGATAGCGAAACTTTTAGTGATTTATATCAATATGTACAATCAAATTTATCATCAAACTATAACGATGATTTAGTATTAAACTTAGGTAATAACGAACTAATTCCAATTGTAGGGTTTGATTTTAATAACAACCCAAAAGTAGGTGAAATTGTAAAGAATGCACCATATCCAATTGGAACAAATACCAATGATAAAAAAACAACATTTTATCCTTTATATGGTGAAGACGGGCTTTGGGTAGAGGTAACGGATGAATATACAGTTGTTGAAGAAATTCCGATGGAAGACCCATCCACCTCTTCTAATTCGTATGAATATAATGGAAACACCTCAGCCGTTGGTATTAGTAATGTTACAGCAGCTACAACAACTTTTACAAGAACCCTCATTCCACCTAAAGCTACTGGTAGAGCTGCAAAATTCAACATTGTTAATGATAATGGTACACTTTCATACGAGCCCGAATTAGATACAAATGATAATATTATTTATTATACTAACGATGCAACTGATAATGATAGAAAATTTAATGGACCAGAGAATGGTACTGTTATTAACCAAGCCATCAAAAACTTTTCTAAGGTAAGATATTATGATACATCATTAGCTGATACTACTACTTTAAAAAATGTTGTAGTTAAATTATATAAACCTTTAAAAGATACTCAACAGTTACTAAGCCCAACAATAGCACGATTGGTTCACGACTCATATATTGATAGAGTATCAGTTTTCCCATTTAGTAAATCGATTGAAACATCAGATTTCTCACCACCCAACTTTAAGATAGACCTCGGTAACTATGGTAAATCTCAAGGCACTAATTTAAAAAATTGGAATGAGTTATTAGATGCTAATCTATCAACATCTCAACAAATTGTTGATAAGTATCTTAGTTCATCATTTGGTAACACTACACCTAATATAGATTATTCTGATTTTAAAAACTTTGTAAACTACTCATCAGCAGAAGAGCGTGTTCATAATTTTAAATATAAATTAGGATTAATAGAATCATACAATACTAGAATAACAACGTTAGAATCGGTTAGTGGTTCAGCTGCAATAACAAACATATCCCAATCAATTCAACGGAGAGATAATGTAACGAGTGGATTTGATGGTTGGGAAAAGTGGATGTATTATGAAACAGGTAGTACATATACACATTACAGTTCATCCGCATTTACATTTAGCGCATGGCCTAAAGAATCATCATATCCAATTGTAACGTATTCAACTACTTCCCCTACGGGTGAAAATTACTTTAATGGGTTAATTTCATCTGCTAGTTTATTTGATTCTGAGAACGAAGCACGATTAACACGCTCAATACCAGCATCAATTGTAGAAGACCCTTTGAATAAAGATTATATTTTATTTATTGATATGGTTGGACATCACTTCGATATTACATGGAGTTATGTAAAAACATTAACTTCAATAAATACGAGGGAAGAGCATCCTTATGATGGTATGCCAAACGAACTTCTTTATGATGTAGCAAAATCAATGGGTTGGAAATTAACTCATGGAAAAGATACATCTAACCTTTGGGAATATGCATTAGGAACAAACTCACAAGGTACACCAGCACAGAGTGGTTCATTGAAATCCAAACCACACGAACAAATTAATTATGAAGTTTGGCGTAGAGTTGTAAACAACATACCTTACTTATTAAAATCAAAAGGTTCTGCTAGAGCAGTAAAAGCATTAATTGCAACATATGGTATCCCACAAACATTTCTATCTATTAAAGAGTATGGTGGACCTATGGTTGAAGATGTTAGACCAATATGGGAACACGATAAGTTTGTATATCATTTAAGATTTGATACTGATAATTATATTACACTTCCTTGGGATAAAATAACTGATGTAGATTCATCTACATACTTAGTGAACGACCCAAACCCAATTGATACAATAGAAATTCAAATTCAACAAAATTTAAGTAGAACAACCGCCGTATTAAATAAAGGATTAGATTTTGGTGTAGTATTAGAACCAAACTCATCTAGAGTTGGTAGAGGTAATATTCACTTTTTTCTAAGTGGTAGCGCCGGATATAAATCAGCATCTATAAATGATGTTATGGTATTTGATTCAACTATGAGTACTTTATTAGTACAAAGAGAATCATCAGTTGATGATATAACAGCAGATAACACTTACAAAATACAATATCGTAGAAGCAGAAAAGATGATATCATTACAAATAAATCAGCTAGTATTTCAGTTGATGGTTCAAGCGAATCATCATACAACGCAGCTTGGACTGGTAGTGGGGATTTAACTATTGGTAAAGATTTACCAACTGCTACTGGATTAACACTTTGGAACGCTGCTGAATATTTAAGTGGTTCTATCCAAGAAATTAGATATTGGGCAAATCCATTAAAAGATATCGTTGTTGATGAACACACTCTGTCGAGAGAAACGTATCATGGTAATTCAGCAACATCATCTTACTTTGATTTGAAATTTAGGTTCATTCCTGATTCTCAATTGAAAAGTGTAACAAGCGCTTATAGTATAGTATCATCACATCCAAATAGAAATATACTTACATCTGAAAACGGTAGCCCATTAACGGCATCACTTTTCAATTTTGAAGCTGATGATTTAAGAGGTGTTACCGAAGAATATTATACAAAAGTTCCTTCTGCTGGAGCTAACAATATAATGAACAATAAAGTTAGACTTGAACCTAGCAGATTAACTGGAATATTAGACCCTGATAAGAAAAAGGAAAAATCACAATATGATTCTGCGCCTGTAGATTCAAATCAAGTTGGTGTATATCTTTCTGCTACAAAAATGTATAACGAAGATATCTACAATCATACTGGTTATTTTGAGATAGATGATTATATTGGTAATCCTGATACTAGAGAAGGTTATACTGAGCAGAATGAAGAATTAGATTATTTAAGAAGAAACGTATTCAAAAAATACACTTCTAAAAATTTAATAAATACTGTAATTAATATATTAGCAAGATATGACCAAACTGTGTTTGAACAGATTAGACAAACTATGCCGGCTAGAGTTGATTACAACTCGGGTATCTTAATTGAACCACATATATTAGAACGACCTAAATTTAAATCTAAAACAAAGGTAACATATACACAACCACAATATGATGTAACATTAAAACAACATGAGAAGCCACTTAGTGCTGACTATACTGAATATACGACTATAGTAGAAGAGCCGGTAAAAATACCAAATACCGAATATTTAAAACAATATGAATCGGTGATACTACAACCAGTAAAACTTCCTATATTTACATACAATGATTACAATTTTACTTTAATACCACTTGATACTGATACAGTTGTATCTACAAAGGAAAATCTACAATCAATTGGTAATCCGCAAATTAAAGATATGTATGCACCATCAGCATATAAATACAGCATATTAGTACCAACATCATCTACAGCCGATGTTGGTTACGGGGAAGGGTGGGCACCACAAACAAATGGCTATTGGAATTATAATGTAACATCATCCACAGCAATAAACGCTAAACTATCAACTTACGCAAAATCAAAGGTTTATTTTTATAGTACACGATTATCTGCATCATTAGGGTTACCATCATCATCATCATTAGTACCATCATCCGTATCAGCTGATGAGAAATCATTCGCAATGGAGAATCTAACATTCTTAGGATGTAAACTGACATCGGATTCATTAACAACGAATTCACCCGATACACCAGATGGTAAGCCTGTAATTGAAATATTTGCAGCAGATGCTAATGTATTAATCTATACATCAACAACCGCAGCTGGAGGTAACTTGGAGGTTGGTGCTCTAACGAATCAACCAGCCACATTTATCGATTTGCGAGAATTGTATGTATGGGAGTTTGTGAAGCATCAACTTTTAAAAGAATATAAAGCTGAGAAAAAAGCATTCAGAAAAAAGATTGGTAAGTTGGCTAGTATTGAAAAGACTCGTAGAGCTGAGTTTGCTTCTAGAATTGAAACCGATGTGATACGACGTGAATATGAAGACCTTAGACGGATTGAGTTTGATACTGTTAATAGCGGTCTTGATACATTCGATGTGAATGATGAAGCTGCAAACAATGAACTACAAGAAAGAGATAGACTTGAGCAAGAAGAAAGAGATAGACTTGAGCAAGAAGAAAGAGATAGGCTTGAGCAAGAAGCACGTGATGGATTCGAACAAGAATTAAGTGGTAATTTAATTAATTCAGATGATGAACCATTACCAATCTTTACAGGTAATCAGCAAGCCAGCCGATTCAAAGAATCTTTAGAATTTTTAAAAATAAAGTTTAAAGAAGATGATGAGAAGAATAAATATTTTCAAGTAATGGCGATTACCCCCGATAGGCAAACTGAATTACTATTATTAGATTATGCATTTAAACTTGCACCAGAAGGACCGTTACCGTATATTAAAAGTGCATCTACTGACCCATTATTAATATCAGAAGCTAATTCCATTGTATCTGTATACGATAAGGCAAAATAATTATGATAACACTAAATAATAAGATAACATTATGACTCAACTAGAGAGATATAACTTAGCTAAAGCAAACGGAACATTCCGCGGCAATTTCGCTGAATTCCAAGTTAATGAAGCTATATTCGGAACTGGCTCACAAGGTGGTGGAGCGACTGGTGGGGATAACGCAGGTAGTGGAAATGATGGTGGTGGAACTAAAGGTGACACGGCCGGCAATACTTCTGGTGAAAGCTCTAATTCATCGGTATCGGCAGTAGGTGCAGCTGCAACGTCAAACACCGATTCTGATT